GGAATCCATATAACCTTAGAATCTTTTATACCATTGTCCCACACAAACTTACCTCTTGTTAAATGATGTTCTTTAATCATAGAATCATTATAATCTATTTGTTGGTAAAGTTTAGTTAGATTAAATAAAGACTGCTTACTTTCATCTCTAAATGCATGAGACTCAGTACGAGGAAACTGTCTATAGTATTCATTCAAAGCATCAGCATCTCCCTTTAAAGAATCAACTTCTGCATTCCAATAGTCAATAGCACCTTGATAAATCATCTCACCATCTATACCTTCGATTTCATGAGAAGGGTTATTTAATACAGGCATTCCGTATCTATCTATAAACCCTTCCATATTCCATTCCATTGGGATGAAAAGTGAATACATACCACTTTTAGTTTGACCATTTGCATTACGTCTTTTTACATCAGAGTCTTCGTATAGCTTTTTAAAATTATTACCTCCTTTGTCCAAAGCATTTGATGTTGAACCCATCATACATTTGCCAATAACTTTACTACCTAGTCGTAAACAAGTTTTTGTAACACGCCAATTATTTAAAATATTATTTGGCTTTATCCATTTACCACTTTCATCATGTACTAGTAATAATAATTTTTCTCCATCATATGAGTTGTCATCTGTGTTCTTCCAATCAATAGTGGTATCTAAACCTTCCATGTCATCTTCAAACATCTCATGCATATTCTTTTTAGTAATCTTAGAAGCAGGTACTCGATAAGCTAATTCTGATTTAGGTTTATCCATACCATCCTGAATGGGTTTGAAAAAGAAAGGAAGTCTATTGGATATAGGCACAACCTTATCTGTAAACATTTTTTTTGCATCAGCACCTGTCTTAGATAGTATACCAACCCTTGCATCTTTTGCAAGAGTAGCTGTGTTTATACATTCAGCAGAACCCATAAATGAAAAACCTGAACGTCTTATCTTTAGGTATATCAAACCAAAACATCTAGGGTCTGCTTTACAGGCTTCCCAATAAAGAAACAAAGCTCTGTTAGCCTCTCTGTAATCAGGATAACCAACATCTATTTTAGTCCATTGTAAATACATATAGTGTGAACCACTTATGTATGTAGGCACTCCTCTGTTCATAAACCAATAGCCTTGCTCTCTGCAATCAAATTCATTTTCAATATAATCAACATATTGATCCTTAAATGAGTTTGGCATTTCATTCCATTGAAAAATAGATTTTATCTTTTCTAAGTTTCTAGGAAGCTCTTTTCTTTCCCAATATTGTTTTAGTTTGTTTTCGTTTCTTTTATAAACCTCTTTAGGTTTTTTTGGCAGGGCAATCTTTAAATTAGAGATCTCTATTATTTCACCTATCTGTCCACTCTTAGATATAATAACTACATCATATTTTTTATTATAACCATACAACCAACTGCGACCTCTGTTTTTATTAGAGATTACATTTTTAGATATATGATTTTTTATTTGCTTGATCATTTAGAACGTCTTTCTGCAAATCCTTGTTTTGTTATAGGTTTACTTGACCCCATTTCTAAAGCTTCTTTTTCTGCTTCTATCTTAGTAAGTATTTCAAACGCATCCATGATACATAATTTTTTTGTAGCTGCAGCATTCTTAAGTCTATCTGCTGCTAGATCATCATCGAGGTCAGGTTTTATAATATCTTCTTTAGCAACTTTAATTAGTTGTTCTACTGCTCTGTAACCTGCAACAATTATTTTTTGTTTAGTTTCTTGGAGATTCATATGCAATAATATTTTTAGATCTTATTCTATAAAGCTTTTCTTCATTGAATTTAAATTCATATTCTGAGTCAGGCATGAACGTAACTATATCTCCTTTTTTAATACCATTAGCATTAATAGAAGGACAAGTATATTTCATAACACCCATCAAAGGTTCATGAGTAAAAGGTTTGTATATGTAGCTTTCAGTTACAGGTAGTGGAGAAACAAAACAAAAAGGTTCAACAGCAAACCATTTATTATTTTTTTTATACATATAATACTGAGTATCATCTATAAAAAATTTATCGTCTTTAAAAAAACTTTTTCCACTTTGCCTTCTGCCATGGATGTCGTTGTAATATTTAAAAACATTGTGATGAACTAACAAGCTATCTCCCTCTTCTATTGGTCCGTCATAATTAATAGGTATGCTTAATACAACAGCTTCACGATTAGAAAACGAAGCTGATTCTTCAGAGGTGTCTAGTATTATTTCTAGACCCTCTATTGTTTTGATATTGTCGTACCTTCTATTATTAGTCGGTGCAACTATAAATTGATTAGGTGATTGCATTTAATTTAAAAATTTATATTGTACTCCAAAGATATTGGCATTGTTGAATTAAATTGTTTCCACAATAAAATCTCTTGCTCATTAGAGTCTTCTATATAAATCTGATATGCTTCTTCCTCTGCATTAAATTTTATTAAATGTATAGTATAACTACCATTAAGAACATATTGACCAACAAGATAATGCATTCCCCCCGACTTGTAATCAGGTCCTATTGAAATTTTTCTAATGTCCATTTATTGTTAATTTGATTTACAACAAAGATAATTAAAAAAAAATACCTCTTTCAAGAGGTATTATATTGTGAATGCTATTCTGATTTTTTTGTAACAACTCCGGTCTTAATATTTATAACCGCATCTGCTCCATATTTTTCAACAAAGCCATCTTCTAATTTAGCAAAGTCTGCTTGAAGTAAATCTAGTTGTTTAAACAACCCTGCTTTCTTTACCTCGAAATCTCCTATTGTTACTTTAATTTTAGTCAGCTGATCGTTAGCTGCTTGTAGTTTTGATAATTCCTCTTCAGTTAATTTTACTTCTTCAGAGTTTAATTGTACTTCTTTACTCATTTTATTTAATTTAAATTAATAATACAAATATACTATTTTTTATTATTGTTTTTTATTTTTTCAAAAGATCTTCCACCAAAATAAGCTGAGATCACAGTAATTAAAGTTATCTGCAAAAGGTCAGTCCACTTATCTTCAACGTTAAATGTTATAAAACCTGCATCAATAAAAACCATAAGTACAGTAGATACCACTAGAAACAATAATACTAAAGGTCTTACATTCTGAGTAAGCCAAGAAGCTGAGTTATCAGACACCCATCTCTCAGTAATATTCTTTTCCATATCTGCTTCATGCTTCATAAACAACTCAGTCATTTCTTTTTCAAAAGCATCTTTCTCTTCTTTAGTTCTTACAAACTTGTCTACTATTCCGGCAAGTCCTTCAGCTACTCCTGTAGCAGCTCCACCAAAAATCTTTTCTAATATTTTTTTCATAATGTTGGGTATTCTTTTTTAACATCAAAACTAGGACATGCCTTAGCTGCAAACTCATTGTGTCCATGTAAAGTTGCTTCAGGAAACATTTTCTTTAATGTTTTTAAAAGCAACAATAAACTTTCTTTTTGCTCAGGTGTTCTAGTATCCTTTGGAGTTTTACCGTCTTTCTCAAGTCCTCCTACATAACAAATGCCAATAGAAGAAAAGTTCATATTTTTTACATGAGCTCCAATCTCATCTATCATTCTACCGGTTTCAATTTTTCCATTAATTAAAACAACGTAATGATATCCACATCCTCTCCATCCTCTAGCTTTGTGCCACCTATCTATAACAGCAGCATTTACAGAGTCATCACACTCTCGTGTGGCAGAGCAATGTAATATAATTTTATCGATCTGTCTCATCTTCCTTGACCTCGATATTTTTGTTTGTATCCGGATTGACCTTTACTTGCATTTTTAGAATGTATGCCCGGTCTTTTTTTCTTATGACGAAAATTGTAAGTTGAAAGCGGAAGCTTTGCCATTACTTTTTATCTTTATGATTTTTGAAGTTTACAAAAGTCTTGTGAATTGTATAAACAATTGTGGCAATTAATAATATTATTTTCAATGTCGCTTCTATATGCGTAAATGAAAGTGCCATTACGCTTGTGTTTAACAGATATATTTTCAAATCTTCTAGAGTCATTATTTTATACAATAAGTTATTGTTAAGTCTTCGATCATTAAAGTATTATTAGTAGTCCAATATTTCATAGTCACAAAGGTAACTAATTATTTTTAATTATTTTTCTATACTGCACCTCCGTCAACTAAATCACCAAGGTCACTTATTAGAGCATTTCTACCTGCCACTACAGCGGTATCAGTTCCTGTATATTTACTGTTTCCAAAAGTAAAATAATTATCATCCTGTGATGATATTATGTTGGTATAAGGAACTCTAGCTCCAAATGCTACCAAAGTAGCATCATAATTAGAAACACTTAATGTAGGATCGTTTGCAGTAATATTATTAGGATCACCCATGAAACCATGAATATTTCCTGTTCCCTTAAGATTCCAAGACGATATATCAAAGTCAATACTTGTAGCACCTAAAAACATATTTTTAATCGTACCATAAGGATTGGTATTTAAAACTAGATGTGTTCCTGTCATATCCCAAGAACTTAAATCTTGATTAAACGAAGTTGCATCTTTAAACGTATTTTCAAATTTATATACATTTGATACACCCCAAGAACTTATATCATCATTAAAATTAGTACAACCTTCAAACATACTAGTCAAATCAACTGTACGCCCTCCTTGATGAGATCCGGTTCTGAACGTCCAATTACCTAAACCTCTATCTCCTCCGGTCCCAAAAGATGTGGCACCTTTAAACATATTTTGAAATTCAAAATTAAGAGTTGGAGTCCAACTACCTAGATATTGATCAAAGCTACTTGCATTCTCAAACATGCCTCTAATACCTCCAAATTGAAAAGAAGTTGTTGCTTTTGATACATCCCAAGAGTCAAGTGGTTGATTAAAAGATGTGGCACCTTTAAACATTTCACTAAACAAATAACAATTACTAACGTTCCAACTATTTATATTCTGATTAAAACTAGTTGCATCCTCAAACATATTATACATCTGTTGAACATTCCTAACATCCCAACCACTTAAGTCTCCATTAAATGAAGTACAACCCTTAAACATACCTGAAGTACCAATTATTGAATAGTATGTACCTGTACCTACAGAACTCAAATCCCAAGAAGGTAAATCTTGATTAAAAGATGTTTGATTATTAAACATAAAGGAAAGTGAGTCTACATTACTCATATCCCAAGAGCTAATGTCTTGATTAAATACTCCAAAACCTACACCACTATTACTGTCATTAGAGAACATTTCAATCATATTAGTAACACTACTAGTATTCCAAGCACCTATATCATCGTTAAAATTAGGACAATTTTTAAACATACCCTCTAAAGATATTGCACTACTCATGTTCCAATTACCTAAACCTCTATCAGCTCCGGCTCCAAAAGATTGTGCATTATAAAACATATTATTAAAATTTGTCACATTACTCATGTTCCAAC